ACTTACATTAATTTTATTATCTGTTAAACCGTCAGTAGATGTTTTGTATTCAACGCCGTCTTTACCATAAACTGAATACGTACGACCAGATGCCCGATTATAAGGCAAAGTGTACGTAGTAAAATCAGTAGCAGAGCTATAACTAATTGCGGTAGCTTGGCTATTGTCAATACGGCGATCTAACAATGTTAAGTATTCTGAGCTAGTATCTAACAATCCAGATTCAATAGTCATTTTTTCAATAAACAATCCTTCAGACCGTTTAACAACAATGTATAAACTAGAATCAATAAAGCCTATTCCTTTAATATCAGCGTCACTACCAAACGTGTATTTTGACCAAGACGATTGAACTCGTGATTCGCCTTTGTTATAAAATTTATATAAATACAACGACGAGGTTTCTCCGCTAGATAATACAAATAATACCTTTTCATGCAACGATGTGGCGGTATCTAGGATACTACCTTGAATATAATTAGGTACTTGAAGAGTTAAATCAACGGCTTCAAACAATGTATCATCTTTTGGAAAGTATTCTCGCACTCCTGAAAACTCTCCAGTAGTAAATGGAAAGAATATAGAACTACCATTAGGTTCTGGAGATACGTTTGGTAAACATTCAAAATCTGTTGTACGAGTTATAACCGCAGTCTTAGGACTTAACGTTCCAACCGAACCTTCAAACACAAATTGGGCATCGTCTGAAAACAAGATTAACCGGTCTGAAAACGGTATAGCATGCCGTAACAATGCTACGCGTTTGTGAGTAGACGCTACATCAATTGGTGCGGTGTCTAACAAGTCAACAACGGTAGTTCTATAAAAATTAAAAAATTCTCCACTTTCAGACAATACAACGTTTTCGCCAGTTAGGAATCCTAAACGATTTTTAAAGAAGAATATATCATTAATAGTGGACCCGACAAAAGTTGGATCAGAATTTGTAGTTTTATCACCGGCTAATTGCTTCGTCCAAACAGGTATAGTGTACGTATCGCTACCAATGGTATAGGTACCACCATCTGCTTTATCAAATCTAAAATGACCATCGGCTGTACGAATTAACAAGTGGGGCATAGTTGCTGGATCTAGTTCATCGTTAATGCCGGGTGCAGCACACTCTGACCAAATACCTTCACCAAATGTGCTTCCATTTGTAGTAAACGATACATAATAATCATCTATAGTTTCAGTTGGATTACCATCTACTTTTACTTTAAAATTATTAGGAGCGACTGTTGGAAGGTCTATAAATTCTTGTACGGAATCTTTAATCAACGTCATAAATTGATTACCACGCCCGTCTGAAACAGTAATAGAAAACGCCGCATTACCTCTTAACCATATAACTGGTCCAGAAGACGATGCTGTAAAAGTTATACTAGCTGTTGTAGTACCGTTAATATCTGACGCTAATTTAGTCATAATTTGTGTAGTGTCTACACGGTCTTTAGAATCTGCATTAGCCGCAAAAGCATCAGAACTTGTTCCTTCACCAACCACAAAATCGTGATCTGTTACAGTAGCACCGTCCGCACTACCAATAGTAATAGTATGTGTTAAATTATAATCACTTTGTTTTAAAAATATTAAAGCTTCGTGCGTAGCAGAAGAAGTTGCAGAAGTGTTACTTGTTAATGCAACTGTTTTCTTTTTATTTACAATATAAGTATAATCAGCAACTGTAACAGCTTGGAAAATTTCGTTAGAGTTGTATGTCTCTCCATCTTGTGTATCATCTAAATAAGCTATACTTCCATTGGCTTCTACACCGCTTACAACGTTTTTAGTAGCTCCAGTTTTTGTATCAACAACTTTAATAGTACCATCATAAATAGTAACAATGTACTGCTCATCTGTATCACGGTTAGCTTCGTGTACAAACACGTCCGACGGTGCAGACGAATCTATAAGTTTTACATGCTCTGTTGGATGGCGTTTGTGTAAACCTTCAATAACCGAAGGATAAGCGTTTTCTTGTTCTTGGCATTGTGTTTCATACCTTAAAGATGCGGGTTGTTGTGACACGCCTCCAATAAGGTTTGGAATAGGCATAGAAAGAATTGTTGACATTATCGTACCCTATGTGCTACACCACGGCGATCGACTGCTCGATACGTATCGTAGTGGTCAAAGATTGTGTGATCAGAGCTTTCTCCATCGAAATCTCGCAAAGCAAACAACGCTTGTCTCTCGTCCATAAGAGCAAAGTCATGATGTTTGCCAGATCCTATCATACGGTCATTAAAAATTCTGGCTGCACGTTTAACAATGTAGGTACGAGCAGGTTGTGGCAATTGATCAAAATCGTACAAACGTACAATTGTTAATTTTATAGCCTCATCAAATTCAAACGTTTGATTGTATTTATCATAAACAAAACCTTCACGGACTATTATATCCATATGGTTTTTAACATTTTTTTCTTCCATATCTAAACGTACTATATCACCTGATACAGCAATTTTTTTATCAACGGAAGACGGACTCATTTCAAAATCATAATCGGTATTAAAATTCCACCCACTTGTTTGCACATCTTTAGAAACTTCTGTCAAAATGTTTTGAGCAATGCCGACATCAGCTGTAACGGATCCAGTCAATGTATTAACAGGTGCTTCTCCTATAGTGGCAAGCATAATATTTACGGCTTCTAATTCTGATGTTTTTGTAAGTGACATAATACCTCCTATGTAAAAAAGGAAGACATCCCATATTTCAGAGATGCCTCCCGGTGCGTTAACAACTAATTAGGCTGTAACAATTTCTAAAGCACATTCAGGACGTAGAACGTTGTGTCCCATAGCATATTTACAAACTATGAGTGTTCCTTGCCGCGAAATTTGATATTCTGACTCAACCGCTAGGTCAAGAAGTTTAACAGTACCAATCGCTGCTTTATGGAATATAACTCCAGCTGTTTTCAAGAAGTCACCACCGGAATAACCGTCAGAAGTTGGTGTAGCCATTCCTGAAATAACGTTATCACAAGTACCAGAAAATACATTGTTTTGGATGCTGTTGTCATTAAATGGAGCAACAGGTGTACCACCAGTACCTTCGTTAGCTTGTGCTGGAAGATGATTAGATTTAAGAACAGTAATGCCAGCAATCTCAAGAGCTTGCTCACCTCGTTCAATAGAACCAGAACCACCAAAGTCACGATTAATAGCGTTTGTACCATTAACTAATAGATAGTACATGCTTGGAGGAATTACACAATATCGATCGCTTGAAGGAACATCTTGTTCATCAAGTTTCTGTGCCCCTTCAAAGATAGCATCAATTAAAGTAGAAGCAGAAGTTTCAACACCTGCGGCACTACCAACCATTGAGTTAGCACGAGTTCGTGATGCAGAAGAGTGTGTAAGTTTTGTACGAGCTGCTGCAATAACAGTTCGTAGCATAGCTTTGTCAGCAGTATTAGCTAACGCCATGCCGACTTCTCTACTGTATATTGATCTAATATCGTAATGGTTCATAGCTTCATCTATGTTTGCTAAGAAGACAGAACTTGTAAGCATGCCGTCGATGAAAATGTGACGCTCACCACCAAGAGGCTCGGACAACAAACTGTTGTCGGAATCCGCAATGTTAGTTCCCGGAGTATGGTAAAGTGCAGAAGCAACGCCCGAAGTTGGGAATTGAGCAGACTTACCATGAGGAATAGTGCGTGTAACATTTAAAGGCATCATAATATTGTTTTCTTCAAAGGTAGTAAGTACCTCTCCAGAAAACATACGTAAAAACATCGCGTTTTGCGAAGTATCCCTAGACCCATCAAGACCATCTTGACCTATACGGGTAGGGGTTGTGTTACCGTTAGCCATAATAGTTTCCTTTATATTTAACTATTGATAATAAAAAAGTGTGTCGGAAGTTGTGAATACTTATCAATAACCACCTAACGTAAAGTTACCCACCGTAATGGACTTTTGTTAGTACGTAAGTTACTCTTCGTGTTCCCCTACATCCATTGACCCAGCGTACCAACCTTCAGGAAGGTACACTTTATTTTTAGAAAGAACCCAACCGTTGGACTCTTCCCAAGTATAGATATAGCCCTTTACATCAGGACCAATTCTAACTAGACTGTTACCACTATCAGGGACGAATACGACCCTTGAACCTCCGCACCCTATCAGCCCAAGCATTACGAATACGCTTAGGAACTTTTTTAACGTCTTTGGCGATAGTGGGTTCATTTATTTTTTCCATAATTTTTGGCAAAGTTGCCGTAAACAACGAGGTTCC